AAGTCCTACGGGTATTCAGTCTAAAAGTACGGACGAGGCTACTTCTATCGATAGTAGGTCGTTAGAGATTAGAAAGAACTTAGCGAAGAAGAACGCGGAGTATTTAATAGACCAGTTAATCTGCTACTTAAGAGATAACGAGAACGATTACCCTCTATTTAGAGATTCTGACTCTTGTTGTACTAATTTAGCTTTTGACGGTTACGGTAACTCAGGTATTATCACTGACGATGAGGACCATTTAGACTATTATAGAAGAGATAACGACGGATTTAAACCTTTGTAGAATATGGCTTTTGAGATAACTAATAGCGGAGGTTTTTTTAAGATAAAAAATACTATTACTAACGAGGTAAAAGCGATAGCTAAAAACGATATTAGATTTGTTTTAAGAAATGATTTATCTATCGTTAAAGGTGCTAACTTTAGATTTGCTGTTATAAGCGATGCAAGTGAGGTTACTACGCCCTCTGCTACAGATTTAAATGATTTATTAACTAAATTAAATAACTTAACATAATGGCTACAATAACGGTAGAAGGAGGGCAATTAAAGATAGTTTACGGTAACGATATAGATACTATCCCTTTAGATGATGTAATAATGGAATCAAAAGGAGTTGATTCTGTAGTATTTAAACAATGTACCGCACCGGTGGTAGAGTTAGAAAGGAGTACTATTACTGTTCCTACTTCTACTAGTGTAGAGAACTTGATAGACCAGATAGGAGTACTTATAGATGTTAACGATAGCGGTATAACTAATTTAACTTTTGTAGCTTCTAAAAGCGATTTACCGTCTCCTGTAGGGGGTGTTATAACTCTATTAGCAGAGCATACTTACTATTTTACTGCTGACGTAGATTTGTTAGGAGATAGACTTTTAGGTAGTCAAGATACAGTTATTCTTGGAGCTTCGTCTGAAAATTGCTCAATAACTTCTACAGGTTTAGGGGTTGGAGTTGCTTTATTTACTACTGAATGGACAACACCGATAAGGCATATAACTTTTAAAGATGTAGATACTTGTCTTGATATTAACGGAGTGACTAACGCTCCCGTAGCTTTAGATTGGACTGGTGTTAATTTTTTAAATATTCCTAATGTTGGTACTATTTCGACTTGTGATAACTGGATATATTCAAAAGGTGCGTTTTTAAGTTCTACAAATTTAACCTTTACTGGTTCTGTTGGTACTATCGGAGTTGACAATTCAATTTTTGTAGGAACTGGAGCAGCGAATCCAATTATTGATATCTCTTCAACGGCAACAGTAACAAGACGATTTAGAATAATTTATTCGGCTTTTGTTGTATTTGGTTCTACTGTTGGGATCAATGTTGATGCAGCCGCTACAATACCAACAGAGGGGTATATATTAGATACTGTTAATTTTGGAGCGGGTGGCACTTATATAAGCGGAGTTTTAGCAGATTCAAACAAAGCTTTATTTATTAAATGTGTAGGTGTTCCGAATACTTCTGTGAACGGTCAAATGTATATGCAAGACAATCTAACAACGACAGCAATAGCAGATACAACCAACTTCACTAAAATATTGGGAACTACAACAGCCTCAGTAGATAATTCAAAATACTCACACGCTAACAATAGATTGACTTGTAGTGCTGATATTGAAAGAAAGTATTTAATTCAAGCAAACCTATCCTTTAAGATTAATGATATTGCTGCTGCTTTATTAAATGAAGATTTTGAAAGCGGTAATTTTACGGCTAACTCTTGGACAGTAGTAAATGACACTACTAATGAATGGGTAGTAGGTACAGCAGATGCTAAAACAGGGACTTATTCTGCTTATGTTTCTGATGATGCTGGTGTTAGTGCAGAGTATGACAATTCAACTTCTCAGGTGTCACATTTCTATAAGGATATTACTTTTGGAAGTACTTCAACTAATATTGTCCTTTCTTTTGATTGGAAATGTGCTGGAGAAGATGGTGGTAGTCGTACTGCGTGGGACTATGGAGCGGTAGTAATTACAGATACAACTGATACAGTAACTGCTGGTAGTGAAGTTTTAACGGCTGAGGCTTCTGTTGGAGGTAATGGAAGAATAGGAGCTACTACAAACAATAACAAGTTCAATTTAGACTATGGAACGAATCCAGAAACAGATTGGAATAACGAAAGTATTGATTTAACAGCTTATGCTGGTACAACTAAAAGATTAGTATTTACTTGGAAAAATGATAGTTCAGCTGGTGTTAATCCTGGTATATTAATTGATAATATTGAGATACAAGAAACAGACCCGAACACAGGGCAAGATACTTGTCAGTTTGGTTTTTATGATTCTAAACTTGGAGCAGTAAGAGAGCCAAGTAAAATTAAATCAACTACGAGTGCTTTTGGTAATTCTCAAAATATTAGTACAAATTGCGTCGTATCTCATAGCAACGGAGATTACATCGAGATGCACGTTAAAAACACAAGTAATGCTAATGATATAGTAGTAACAGATTTAAACGTATTAATAACAGAGATTGACTAATGACTATACTACAAGATTCAAATAACGATTTAATATTCTACAAGTCTAGCGGATTATCTAGTCCTTATTACTTAGTTAGGTTAGTTAATAGGATAACGGCTAAAGAGTTCGTTTTTTTAGACCGTTCTCCGGTTGTTTGTCCTTTTATTAGCTTACAGTTAACAGAACCCGGTAAAGACGGTTCTAACGACCCTTTAAACGCTATTTTAAAAGTAGATACCGGTAGCTATGATTTATATCTATACGACCAATTAAGTAGCTCTAACTTAGATTATACGTTAACTAACTCTCTATTATACGAGGGAGAAGCTTACGTATATTCTGACGAGGATTTAGACCGTACTTTTTTATAAGTAGTAATATTAATAACGTATTTTTATAAGTAAATTAGTAATATGAGAAAGCTTAAGAGTATTTTAAAAGGTATCGCTTTAGGAGGTTTAAAAGCCGTTCCTTTAGTAGGCGGTATCGCTGAAGAGGTTAAAAAGTCTGTAGAGACTGAAGAAGCTCACTCTCCTAAAGGTCAAGTAGACTACGCTAGACTATTAGGATACGGTATCGTAGGAGTAATTATATTAGCTGTTATCTTCGGTAAGATTGATGTTGAGACGGCTAAAGAGCTTATTAAAAAATTAAACATTTATTCGTTTTTTTCATAGTGTTTTTGTTTTGGTTTGTTGATTAAAGGGGCTTCGGTCCCTTTTTTCACCTCTAAACTTTTTCTTACTCTAAATGAGGCAGTTATAAATTAATTTAAAAAAAATTAGTTAATAATTAGGAAGTTATAAACAAGATTATATATCTTTGAGGAAACGAATAACAAAAACGAATAATATGAAATCGCAAGAATTAGCAAAGCAAGAAGTTTTAGAGTTAGACATTGACTTTGACACTCTAGTATCAGACTTCGAACAGTTTGAAGACTTTTACCCAGTTTTAGAAGAATTAGAATCAGATAACTATTATTTCCATATAACTTTTGAAGTTAACGGAAGTAACGTATCGTCTAGCGCTGGTTGGTGTGATTATAACGACCCTATTCTAATTAATTTCTCTGGTGAGATAGTTCCTTGTCAAATTATAGCTTTTGATAAAGAAACTGAGCAAGAGTTCGAATTAAGAATTACTAACCAAATTAAAGAACAATTAAAGACTGTAAGATAATGAGAAACGGAAACCAATTCAAAGGACTAGCGAAAGGGATAAGAAAAAGTACTTATCCCGGTAGCTACACTAATCACAAAGAGTGGTTAGACAGCCACACAGAAAAGAGATTTAACGATACGATGTGGAGAATTAGATTTTTAACTTTAAATAACGTAGAAGATGACAAGAGAACAGATTATTAAGATTTACCAAGAGCAATTAGAGAAAGCTGAAAGCGGACTAGAAAAAAGCTCTATTAACTACGAAATGAAAAAACATTTAGAAGCTTATGATAACGGAGAAGAGTACAAGAAAAACATTGAAGCACCGATTGAGTGTTTTAATTGCGGATCTTAAAGCAATTATTTACTTATTTTTATTAAACAAACTTTAAAACATTATGGAAAAGACGAATTTATTTAAGGCATTAGCCTCGTTTCAACAAGAAGTACCAGTAATTCACAAGGGAACAAGCGGGTACGGGTATAGTTACAGTTCTTTACCTGAAATTTTCACAGTAATTAACCCTATTTTAAAGTCTAACGGTTTAGGATTTAGCCAACTATTAGGTACTAACGAATTAGGAGCTAATACTATCGAAACTGTAATCTTTCACGCAGAGACGGGAGAAAGTTTATCTAGTACGATGATTATACCTAACGACGTTACTTTAAAAGGTATGAACGAATTCCAAGTAATGGGGTCGGCCATTTCATACTACCGTAGGTACTCATTGTCAGCGATTTTAGGGCTTGTGTCCGACAAAGATACTGACGCATCAGGCGAACAGACTAAGAAACAAGCACCGACTAAAAAGCCTACTCCTAAAAAGAAAGAGGTTTTAAACTCTAGTCATAAAGTTTGGCAGAATGTAATAGTAGGTCTTAAGTCTGGTTACTCTATGGACCAAGTAAAACAGAAGTATACTGTTTCTAAAGAAGTAGAAGAGGAGTTAACTAAATTAGCTAGTGAGTAATGAAAGTAAATATAGAAAACACTTATTTTAAAGCTACTTCAAAGATGTTTAAAGGAGTATTTCAATGTTCAGAATTAAAGGACATTGAGTCTAATAATAAAAGATTATCAATAGATATTAATAAGGGAGGTGTTAAAATGTCTAAAAGAGGAGGTAAAGTTATAGCTACTACTAGCTTTAACGATGGCTTTATTCATCAGATATTAGTGACTAAATCAACTTGTTTGCATACATTACAGTCTATTCCATTAGAAAACCCTATAAGAAGAACTATAGAAGATGCTTTAAGTATTTTAAATACTAACACTACTGAAGATTTATTAGGATTATGAAACAATTTAAGATAAGCCCAAGCCAATGCGGTAAGATAATGACTAACGCTCGTAAGAAAGGGGAACTTTCTAAAACTACTTTATCTTACTTAGACGAATGGGTTAAGGAGCAAATATACGGACGTAGGCAAGAGTTAAATAATAAGTACGTAGATAAAGGTAACGAAGTAGAAGTAGAATCTATCGAGTACATTGAAAAGCACTTAAACCTTAAAGGGATTAAGAAAAACGAAGAGACTTTCGAAGATGACTTTATGGTAGGTACTCCAGACGTTATTACTAAAGATACTGTAATAGACTTAAAGAACGCTTGGAGCTGCTTTACATTTCCTTTATTAGAGAAAGAAGTACCGAATAAAGATTACTTTTATCAGCTTCAATGTTATATGGCTTTAACTGGTAAAAAGAAAGCTAAGTTAGTCTATACTTTAATGAATACTCCTGAGCATTTATGCAAGTACGATATGATGAGCCACGACTACGAT